TCCGTTACCATTTTTGTAGTGCATATCTCTAGCTTTATCTTTTAATGATTCAATATCAGTTAAAACTTTATCCATTTGTTTTGTTAAAAATTCTATATTAACTTTGTTTAATGCCATAGATTCTATGTGTTTGTTTAACTTGTCAGTGGTCTTATAAAGATCCTCGATCATCATAAATTGTTCGCTATCTGCAGGAAGCGAACCAAGTTGGCCCCGTGGCCATTTTATTCTAAACTCTGTATTCTCTTCAAGATCTTTTTCCATTATTTGTATACGAGTGTCTGCAACATTAAGACGTTCTATAATCTGAAAGTAACCCATTGTGCCAAGTGCTACGATAATTATTAATGAGGCTACCGTCTTCATTGGCATTTGCACAGCAACTTCTTCTCCAATATTTAATGGTTTCTTATTCATTTTCTTTTTTTTCTACCCATATAATAATCTCCAGGCTCATAATCCCAACGTTTACCATGATGACCTCTTATATCTGCCCACCACATTCTTAATCTTACTATCCATTTGCGCACAGGTCTAGGCATTATTTAGGTGATTCCCAGTTTACTGGTTTTTTCTTAGGTAATATAGCTTTTTCTTTTTCTATTTCCTTATCCATTTTTGTTAATTCTTTTGTCATTTTAGTTTGTTCTTTTAATCTAAGTCTTTCCAACTCTTTTTCTTTTTTCTCTCTTTGTTTCATACGTTTTACATATATGTCATAGTCTGGTCTTTCATTGTCATACTTAGACCAAAGTTTTTCTGCTTCTTTACCAATCTTACCATCTATTGGACAGGGTGTTCCTGCTTGTATCATAGATTCAAATACTCTTTCATCTTGACAAAGTATTGCAACAGCTGCAACTTTCATACCAAAGTCATTAAGTATTCTTGCTAACTTTAATCTTTCACAATTTTTATCTATAAAATGTTTACCACCACTTATACCAAGACCAAATGTTTGTACACCTAAAGATCCACCTACAGCGCAAACGTCTTGTGTCATAGAGTTGTAAGATGGTGCACTAGAACTTGGTGGTGCTGATCTTATGTTTGAATTTGTTGTACTGTTTGTTGTACTGTTAGAACTAGATCCAGATTGATATGTTGTGGTTGCGGTAGATGTATATCCACCTTCAATTGCTGTGTTAGAACCAGATGTATTTGTCTGTGTCGAACCTGGATAAGCTGGACCCACCCATGCTATGAGACATAATAGAATAATTAATATTCCTGTAAAATAATAATTCATTTTGTCTCCTATCATTTGTCGTATTCGACCTCGTTTTCCCATGTTTTATCTTCATCTCTTACACATTCACAATGTTCACAAGCGCATATACCATATTTATCAGAGTGTAATTCCATAACACAATGACAATCATGGTTACATTTATTACACTTAGCCATGTTATTTAAAAAATTTATCTTTAATTCTTTTAATTGGCCTTAAAATCCATTTTCTTATAAACGCTTTAATCATTTTTTTTCTCCTCTATTTCGTAGAAAAATTTATCAGTATCTTCTGTTATCCATTTACCAGAATCTTCTACGTTCCACTCGTTTGTTTGTACCTTCCAATCAGGAATATTATCTTTCACAGTGAAAGAAGGTAAATCCCATATAATTCTATTGTTAGGTTGTGCTGCAAAATTGCCATCGTCTAATGCAATTATGTGAGCGCACTTATGTTCGTGCGGTATTTCGGAATGCTCCGTGTCTAGTATATTACTATCTGGATGTGCAAAGTCAATGGTAAAGAGATAGTTGCCGTGATGCCATTTTTTATCCTTACCTATATACTTACCGTGTTGTCCACTTAAAATATCATAATCAGTAACAGCAGGGTAATAACTAAAAGAATTCCAAAGTTGTAGTTCATCAAGTCTTTTAGTGGGAACAGCTGATGGTTGAAAACCACGTTGAATAAAAGCCGTAATTGGCAAACGATAAAAGATTGCACCGTTTTCCATAATAGCGTGCCATAAAATAGCACGACCTGTAATACAGCTAATACCAAAGATAATACAATCTTCAACTTCTCCATGATTTTTTTGTAAGTCATACAAATACTCCTTTCTTATTTGTGCATAAATTGGTGGTATATTTGCGTTTAAGTAAGCCATAATAATTATCCATTTATTTCCCCCCAATTATTTCCTGACTCATAGTCAACTTTATTAGGGATTTTTAATTTAACACTGTTTTCCATAATCTCAATAATTTTTTTTGCTTGATCTTCTGACTCTACAGAAATATCTAATTCATCATGTATTTGTATGTGTGGCACAATACCTTCTCGGTATAAATCCAACATAGACTGTTTAGTCATATCTGCAGCCGATCCTTGTATTAATTTATTCAATGCTTTGTATGTAAATGCTCTTCTTATATTTGCTTTTGTAGCTTCTGGATATTTTTTAAAATATGCAGCTTCAGCATCTGGTTTACTCATAGGAGGTGTAAATTTACCTGCGTTCCATTCTGCTATCTCCCATTTATTAAATCTACATTTTCTACCACCAAATGTTTTTATATAACCAAATGCAGATCCATCTCTTGATATTGAATCCATAAGATCTTTTACAAATGGCACACTATCGTGATACTTATTAAATAGTTTTGTAGCTTCTTCTTTTGTAGACAGACCTAATTCTGCTTGTAGTTTTGCTTTACCCATACCATAGAACAATCCAAGGTTAATTGTTTTAGCTTGTGTTCTAGATATGTTAGCCATATCTGCAACAGTTTGGTGGAAGTCTACAGTATTATTTTGAAATTTTTCTACTATCTCTGTAACTTCCTCATCACCTTTAAATTTTGTAGCTGCGTAATGTACAACTAATCTTGGTTCTTGCTGTGAGTAATCAAAACACCCCCACTTATGATTATTTTCTGGTATAAACAATGATCTAATCATAGGTCCTAGCTGTTTATTTCTTGCTGGTATTTGTTGGAGGTTAGGATTTGAATATGAAAATCTACCGGTTACAGTGCCTCCACTATCACCTCTGATAGGATTTATATCTGCATGTATTCTACCTTTATGTTGGTACTTGATAATTGTATCTATAAATGTAGTATGAGCTTTGTTAATTTCTCTAGCTTTTGCTATCTTATTAACAATGGGATGTTTATGTTCTTGAAGAAAATTTTTAGTAAAGGAAGGTGCTTTTGATTTTGCAGTTCTTGCGTAAGGTAAATCTAGTTTATCAAAAACTTTGGCAATACTTCTTGCAGCCCATATTTGAGGTTCTAGGCCTGTTTCTTTTTTTACTTCTAGGAGTAAGCTTTCTTCTTGTGATGCTAATTGTTGCTTCAGTTTATGAGCTGCTTCAACGTCTACGCGTACTCCCTTAAACTTCATATCTATAAGACAAGGAAACAATTGTGTTTCTAAATCAAATACTTTTGTAAGATCTTGTGTTTTAATTTCAACAGATAGTTTTTTAAATAAGGCTAATGTTAGTTCTGCGTCTTTCTCTGCATAAGAACCTACATACATTGCAGGTAGTTTCCACATCTCAGACTTTGCATCTATACCAGCTTTGTCAGCCGCAGCTCTTAATGCTGTTTCATCTTTTACTTGTCCAAGATAATCTATTGATAAACTATTAAGTGAATACCATAATCTATTTTCATCTACTAATGATGCCATAACCATTGTGTCAACAATGTGACCATTTATTTGCACACCGTATGATCTTAGCCAACAAACATCATACATTGCATTATGAAACAGTTTAACATTTGGTAATGCACATACTTCTTTTATCCATCGCATAACAACAGCTTCATCAAAAAAGTTTCCCTCTTTGTGACCAAAAGAATAATATCCAGACCAACCTTCAACAGCCACAGCAATACCTACGATCTCGCCTTGACCTATTAATGCACCAGATCCCTTTGATTTTAAATTAGGGTCTCTTGTCTCTAAATCGATTGCTATGTATTTATGATCTTTAAGATTAGGAAAAGATTCTGGACTTATCCATTCAGTCTGTGCTTCAAACATTAACTATAATCTCTTTCCAATATCATCTCTAAATAATGTATTGCCTTTTCAATATCTTTTGCTTTACCTTTATTTTGATGTCTACAGATATACTTTATAGCATTTCCCTCTGCAAACAAGAGTTTATTTTCATTGATAAACTCTGCAGGTTGAATACGCATATTTTGATAGTGTTTTCCACCTACCTGTTCTTCTAAAGATTTATATATTGTTCCTTTAAACATTTCTTTGTTTGTCATACTATGGGTCCTCCTATTGTGTAATAGTAATCTGATGTTGGTTGCATTACGTATAAATTTTCTTTTGCTCTTGTTGTGCCTACATAAAACAATCTATGTTCGGCATCTGGGTTTTCATATGCACTACGATAAATAAATTCGTCCTGTCCCTCTGTTCCATAATCCGTAAACATACATACATTTTCACATTCCTTACCTTTTGATCCATGTAAAGTTAGTAATTGTATCTTTGATTTTTCCATTAATGTATCTCCTCTCTCTAACAGTGTTTGCATATATTCTTTTGTATCTTCTGGAAAATGTAATTGTTTCCAATCACCATCTATTAGTAAACCGTGTTCACTTTTTAATTTATCTAAGTCAACACTTGTCTCACGTTGTATAGTCTTACCATCAGAATAACCTC